TGTCGATACTATCTCAACCGAGGTTGAACCAGAAGACCCAGAGGATGAGCCTACTGTTGTCACATCACATCCTGACGACGACTACATTAAGAGCCTGATCGCCACCGCGGTCGAGTGGGGCGAGGCTTTCCAGAACCGCTCATGGATCACGCGAACCATTACGGTGTATCTCGATGAATGGCCGGATGTGCCGTTTTACTTGCCAATGCCCCCAATAAGAAGCATCACATCTATATCCTACTTTGCGCCAGACAACACAGAGACAACTCTTGATCCGTCCACTTACTGGCTCGCTCCAGATGGTGCCCTTTGCCTCGCAGAAGGCAAAACGTGGCCAGCCGACGCGCTGAGATCGACCATGGGGGTAAAAATAGTCTATAAGGCCGGCTATGGGGACACGGCAAGCGCTGTGCCTAAGAGATGCAAGCAGGCCGTGCTCTTGATGGTAGGTCACTGGTATGAGAACAGGGAAAACGTAATAGTCGATGCTACGGCCAACCAGATACCAGATGCGGCAGAAATGCTGCTATACCAAGAGCGGAGAGTGCCAATATGACACAAATAGGTGAGCTGAGGGATCAGATATTCATTATTCGCAAGACCAAAACGAGCGATGGTATGGGTGGATGGACTTTTACTGAGAATACAATTGCCACTCTATGGGCACGGGTGGAAGCGCCGAAGTCAAAGACCGGTATCATCGCACAAAAAGACACGGAGATAAGGACACATCAAATAACGATACGCTATCACGATGGGATAATGATAGGCGATATCGTATCGTTTTTTGGAACGAGACTTATTGTGAAGGCCATACGCCACGATCGGCTGCGTCGTTGGATGTATCTCGACTGTGAGCCGGAGGTGGTGTGAGTGCGGCTATATACGAGGCTTGAAGGCTTAGACGACGTCCTAAAAGAGCTTAGAGAAGTTGAGAAAGAAGCAAAACATGAAGTGGTAAACGTTCTGCGCGAAGAAACGTGGAAGGTCGTAGAAGACGCCAAAGGTCGTGCCCCAAAGGATACTGGCGCTATGGCGAGAGGAATTAGACGATCCGTGTCGGCCAAGAAGCTGACGGCCACTATTTCGGCAGGCGGCAAGGTGGGCGGAGTCGATACGTATTACGCGCAATTCGTTGAGTTCGGCACCAAAAATATGCCGGCGCAGCCTTTCTTTTTCCCGGCTTGTCGTGCTCACGAAGAAGAAATTGGCAGAGCACTATCTGATGCGCTATTCAGACTAATTGAAAGAGGTAAGGCTTAATGAGCCACTTGTCGATATCTCAAGAGATATACACAACGCTATCGTCAGCATTTCCGGCGGGAGAAGACGTCAAGATAACTGGGATATTCGACAAAGTGCCATTAGAGCAAGAGGGCCCATATATCGTGATTGGGCAACTCCAAAGCCTCGAGGGGCGCCTTTTGAGCGACGAAGAGCGTGCGTGGAATGTCGATATTCACATATGGAGCAGTTATCTTGGCCGTAAGGAGGTTGTGGAGATAGCAGATGTGATACGCAATGCACTGCCAGAAAAGTGGTTTTTCGAGGAACTGATAGTGATTGAGGACCCGTCGGGATGGTACCACGGTATTTTAACCATCCGTGGGTATGACAGATAAAACAAAGGGAGGGCAAGAATATGGGAGCAACACCAAGCAAGGTATCAGTCGTTAAGCTTAGTGTTACTGGAACGCCGACAGCGATAGGCGAGGTAAGAAGCTTCAGCATCGAAACAGCATTAGGGACCATTGATGTGTCCACGCTCGCAACTGATTGGAAAAAATATCTTGTAGGGCAAGCTGGCTGGTCTGGGTCGCTTGAGTTATTTTACGATCCGACCGACTCTGCGCAATCTGCTCTTGCAAGTAACGCAATGGCCGGGACGCTATGCACATTAACCATACAGCCATTAGGCGCTGGTTCTGGGAAGCCACAACTGGCAGGCAGCTGTTACATAACTGGTATGACGATCTCGGGGGCTACAGAAGACGCCGTTGGCTTGAGTATCACATTTCAAGGTACGGATCCCCTTGCGCTGGCAAGCCAATCGTAAGGGCGAGGTGATGTAAATGGTAGCGTTTGTGTCAAAACGCGCAATTGTCCACTTAGATGTAGATGGCGTCCCAACGCAGCTTGGCGAGGTGCGGTCGTTCAATATCGAGACCACACTTGGCACCATTGATGTATCAACAATCGCATCCGACTGGAAGAAGTACCTTGTGGGTCAGGCAGGATGGACAGGCACAATGGAGCTTTTTTACGATCCGACGGACGAATCCCAAGAAGATTTGGCGACCAAGGCGTTGGCCGGCACCATATGCAGCTTCACGTTTCTGCCGTTTGATGCCAACGAGCGTTACAGGCTATGGCTCGGCGGTGCAACTGGGGGTTCATTTACGCTCGGCGACGGCGATTTGATAGAAACCACTGCGCTTGCCTATAATGCCACCGCCGCGCAAATAGCATCGGCGCTCAACACGGCCTATGCGCTTACTGGGGTAACCGTCGTGCCGGATATAGGGAATGCCTGGGTGATCGAATTTCCGTTAGACGTAGAGGCTAACTTGCAGATCACAAACAATAGCCTTACTGGCACCACGGGCACTCCATCTTGCGCGCTGATAACCGAGCGATACGAGGGCGACGGATATGTCACCTCGTGGACCGTGTCGGGCGCGACAGAGGATGCAGTTGGATTGTCTATATCAGTGCAAGGCAACGAAGCCTTAGCACTTAACGCTTAGGGGGGATAACATGAAGATAAACGGCAAGGATATGGAACTGAAATACACCGTCAATTCAATCAGGGCGCTGATCCAGGAGACCGGCAAGACGCCTGCACAGATCATGGGCGGTGGCTTCGACCCGACAGACTTTGATCTTGGTGTGAAGCTCATATGGGCCGGGCTACTGTGGGGCAATCCCAAGCTCACCGTAGATGTCGTCGGCAACTGGCTCGATGCCGAAGGTGGGGTTTACAGCGAAGCGATAATGGAAGCTACTCAGGCTCTCGTGGCAGCATTTGAGAGACAATTCAGCACGGCTGCCGATAAGGATGACGAAGCAAAAAACTGACAGTGGGGGACTGGGAGCGTGCGTACAGGGGCATCATACTTGCGGCACTCGGCCCCCTGCGCCTTACTCACAAGGATTTATGGGAGCTTACATGGGGAGAGGTTGACGATCTTATTTACGCCTATAAGTACAGAGAATACCTAGAGTCGGTGAAGCGAGCGCAGCATGCGGTATGGCTTATGAACACAAGCGGCAATTTACGGCATCCTATAAGGGTAGAGGATCTCGTCGGGCATTGGGTAGATGGCGAAATCATGGGCAAAAACGAGTATTTCCAGTATTGTAAAGACAGGATAAAGCGTAAGAAAGAGGGCGGTGAAGCGAATGGCTAAAAAGAAGCTGACATATGTCTTCGGAGCCGACTTAAGCGAGCTCGAGCGGGCGTGGAAGCGCATCGACCGTAGCATGAATAAATTGAGCGATCAGGTCAGGAAAGTCGGCAGTACGATGACCAAGACTTTCACTGTGCCCCTCGTGGCTATGGGGGCCGCTGCCACCAAAGCCGCCCTCGATATCGACGACGCTATGGATGCCATCGCCAGCGGGACCGGGGCCACTGGCAGGGCGCTAAAAAGCCTACAGGACGACTGGAAGAAGCTCGCTGGCAGCGTTACGCAGGGGTTTGATGTATCCGCAAAAGTACTGGCCGATTATAATACACGCCTTGGCCTAACCGGCAATGCGTTGACCGATGTCTCACAAAAGGCGCTGGATGCAGCGCGACTCCTTGGTGAAGACGTAGGCGCTGTAGTTTCCCAATCGGCCAAGGCAATGCGCGACTGGGCCATCCCGGCCGAAGAGATGGGGAAGTTTATGGATGTGCTGTTCAAGGCCTCCCAAGCTACCGGCATAGGAATGGGGACGCTCTCAGAACAGCTGTATAGAAATGGTGCAGCTCTCCGGGGTATGGGCTTTGATCTTGAATCTTCTGTGG